ATAGTTACTCCTGTGGTCTTTTTATCCGTTTTCTAACAATGACACTAACAACCGTTATCGTTCCACCATCCCTTCCCGTCGTTCAGTCGCCTCCATCTGTTCCTAATGTAACGGATATACGGTACTTTGCGCCACTGGTGAAAGACATGGCCGTATGCTTTGTATTCTTTAACCCTGCCAAGTCGAAGCGAATGGTGATGAACTACCTCTACACGGTGGAGAAGATGAAGTGTGCCGGAATCCCATTCTATACACTGGAACTTGTGTATGGTAGTGGGGATCCTGAACTCTCCGAGGCTTTTGTAGTTCGCGCAAGGACCTGCATGTTTAACAAGGAACAGCTTTGTCGTCTGATTGAACAGAAGGTTTCGTGGTGGTACTCTAAGCTTCTGTTCATGGACGCCGACCTCGTCTTTGGTAATCCAAACTGGTATTACACTGTATCTGAATCACTGAATCAACACAATGTAGTCCAGCCGTTTAGCTCTGCAGTATGGATGGACATCACATATACGAAAGCACTTCAAGAGAGAAAATCGGCCGTCTTCATGGACAGGACCAAACCCTACGATTCCATGCTTCACCCTGGGTTCGCATGGGCTTTTCAACGCAAGTGGTTTCGCACGTATGGGTTTTACGAGTATGGCATCACGGGAAGCGGAGACACTCTGTCCGTTGCTGCGTGGCTTGGTGTTGATTTCAAGGGCAATTACCTAAAGCCTGCATTCAAGCCGTCATTTGATGAATACAAAAAAGAGACGCCGAGGCCGACAATCACGTGTGTTCCCGGCAAGGTGTATCATCTGTTCCACGGTATCACGGCGAACAGAAGATATGTAGATCGTCATGAAATTGTGAACGACATCAAGGATATTCGCAAGATTATACGTCCGAACTGGAGCGGTGTATTTGAATTATTGAATCGGGATGTAGAGAGGCGCATGCGATGGTACTTTATGGGTCGCATGGACGATGGTATTTAAAAATATTGTGTTGGTGATATTCATATCACGTTGATGGTGAAGCCTATGGTCACTCTGGCTTCGCGAGTTTTGAGTACGAATGCTTCATTCGTCTGCAATGTAATGCGGATCCAGAGTGGGTTTTTACCTCACGAGAACCTGGTCCAAGCAAAGCGATACATTCTGGAACTACAAACGACACTCAAGGAAATTGAAGACAACCTTAGTTCTTCGCCTTCAACTCGAAACCGAAATCAGTCTCCACCATCTTGGCCTCCTGTCTCCGCTCAATCTCCTTCATAAGATCCTCACCGTGCTCGGGCAGGATCTCTAGCAAATACCCCTTCAACTCCTTCTTCGAAAGCGACCAACCCTTCTTCCACTCGTTGGGTCGCTTCACCTTAAAGATCATCTCCGAACTCTTCAGCTCGATCGTATCGGGCAGCTGTTCGCGAGAATTCCCATAGAGAGCTGCGAGATCAAGCTCAACTGTCCGACGATGATCGCGAAGATCGTTCACGTGCTGATTGGCCTCGCCGATGCGCTTGCTGATGTCAACATAGCGAGTGAGAACTGACTTAAGAGCATCCATTGATTGTCCAAGAGGTGGACAATAAACTATCCGTTTTGAACAAGGATGTCCTGGCTTGACAAGGAGGAAATCGACAATCTTCGAAAGGTCTACAACAAGGAACATAAGAACGAAGGTCCAATCCCCGACGGGGACTTGGAAACTGTATGGTCGAGTATACGCGATCGGTTTCGTGAAAAGTGTTCGACTGGAGCGTCAGAGTGTATTATCTCATCCATGCTGAGACGTCCGAAGGCTCCGAAGGAATGGACATTAAAGCGCACAGAGTGGTTATCGTCTGATGACATTGATGCTGTAGAGAAGAGCTACGAGGAGATCTTTGCTGATTATTGTTTCGTCGGTTGTATTCCGATTGACTTTGATCTTAAAAATGAGACCAACAAGTGTATTGTTTCGACACTGTGCAGCGTGAAGCTACCTGAGTTGTATAAGAAAGGCCACCACCGAATTGGTATTGTGTTCAACACGGATCCTCACGATGGACCGGGCGAGCACTGGATTGCCCTGTTTTGCGATATTCGTCCCGAACTCGAATTCCCTCGCGTGACGTACTTTGATTCCTATGCTCATTCGCCCGAGAAGGAGATTCAGGTTCTCATGAAACGGTGGAAGGAACAATGGGATGAAACGCACATCCACGCCAAGCCAATGAAGATGACGTACAATGCCACTCGTCACCAGTTCAAGGATTCTGAATGTGGAATGTACTGCTTGTATTTCCACTATGCCTGCTTGCTGGGTATCCCCATGGAAGACAAGGTCGGCGACGACGTTATGAATTGGTGGCGTGATTTGTGGTTTAAAATACCAAAGAAGAAACAATGGAAGCTGTCATTGGTGTAGGGTTGCTCGCCGTACTTGGCTACACAATTTGGACTGACGGGAAACAGCCTGAAATACTCTCTCGCAAGCGACTCTGCGATTACCATTGCTCGGGCAAGGTGTATGCCGATCCATCTGAAACGGTAGCCAGTGGATATCGTCTATTGGAAGTCCACCTCTACGCCGATGAGAATGGGAAACCGATTGTGGCGAAGAAGGACATAGATCCCAGCTATGATTATGCATACGAATACTGGACATTCGACGAGGTCTGTGTGGCGTTAATCCAGGCATTTCCTAGCAAGGATCCATTTATTCTGTCCATTGTTCCTCACGTGACAAACAGTGTCACCCTGAATAAGGCCGCCCAGGTTCTCAAGACTACGGTCCGTAAGAACTTGACGGACATAAAAGATGTTCACGCTGTTCAAATAGATTATCTGGCTGACAAACTCATTTTAGTTTCAGGAGGTATTCAGGGGACTGAATTAGGCGACATGCTTAACCTCTCGTGGACTGAATCGCATCTTCGTCACCTTACATACGGCCAAGCCATTCACCCTCGGGATGCGCGTGAGCTCGTTTCATACAATCGTTCTAGTATAACGATCGTCGCGCCCGATCCCGTCTTTGCGTCGTCCAAGGTAAATCCAGACACTGCGTTCGCATATGGATGCCAGTGGATTTTGTTTGAGGCGCCTCGCGTCCAACCTGGGTTTGTTGAAAAATCCTCGGGGCTACAATAACTTTTGTTGCCGGTGTAATAAATGCCTGAAGGTGGAAAGCGTGGAAATAAGTGGCTCGTTCACGTCAAGAAGACAATGAAGGCGCATAAGGGTATGAAGTTCGGCCAGGTGCTGAAGCTGGCGAAGAAGACGTACGGCGGTGGCGGAGATGGTGTCCAGCCGTTCAACTCGTTCGGTGCGGGCTCCGACCTGGCGTTTTCGGGCGCGGGTGCTGCGAGCCCGACAGACCCTCTGGATGGAGCCCCTCTCTCCGCCGGTAGTCGTCGCCGTAGCCGTCGTGGCCGTCGCAGTCGTGGTCGCCGCCAGTAAAACGGAGTTTTTTAGTCTAATAAACTAGGAATCATGGACCCACCCAAGACTCGTCGCGAGACCAAGAAGACTGCTAAGGAAAAGAAGGCGGACGTGTACTCTGCCAAGCACGCGCGAAATGGATTTGTCGCCAACAAAAACCGCAAGAAGTAACATGGACTGTCCTATCTGCTACGAACCTGCAACCAGCAACACCAACAACTGCACGCTTTCTTGTTCTCATACCTTTCACTTGAAGTGTATGACAACATGGATGCAGAGCGCCCAGACCTGTCCGATGTGTCGGATGGACTTCGCGGAACCTGAACCTCCTCAACCCGACCCGAGCACTGACCCAAGGTATAAGAGGATGAAGAACATCTACATTCGCGAGGACCAGATTGAGCGCATCCGCCGAGAGGCAAGGGTGTCTCGCGGACTTGCGATTCGGTCTGCCCAGCGGATCTACCCACCACACCTCGAGTGCGTCTATATCGAGGACGACGACGACGATGTGGAATGCGCGATTCGATTTGCCAAGTTCGATCGCAACTGGTTGATGAGGGGGGCACTCGATGACGAAAAGTGGGATGTCCTTTCCCCGGAGCAAGAGGCATTCATGCGGATGCGCGAACTGTTTGGGGAGCCTGAAGAGGAGAGGAACCCCGATCTCGCTGCAAAACACCTGCGTAAGCGCCATCGCTTCTCTGGTTTCTACGACTGGCACTGCTGCGATTGGGAGGAGGCCGGCATGGTCCTCGATAATGGATACGTTACGAACTAGAGTAGAGACACATGCGAAACTCTGAATGTCTTGCGATGATCACGGTCCTTGGTGCGACCACCCCCGGTCTTTCTACATGTTTTTCCATGGTATGTCTTCTTCGAGCAGCCACTTCGATAATAAGCCACATGGTGGGCGTATCCTTTAAAGCTGGGTATTTTTGACCGAGTCTTCTTTGCAAGATCATACAATACCCCGTACATCCACTTCATATAC